AAATAATAGGTCTCTAGACTTAGGGTCTACAAATAAATCAAATGGCTCTGGATTTTTTAATACAATATCACCCATACCATGGTCTGCATCTGCATCTACTGATACTTGCATATAGCCTATACCCTTAGTTATTGCATCATTTACACAATTAGCATAAAGAGAGGATCCATCAGACAAGTCCCATACGTAGTCAGCCATATCTGAGAAAATAGCAGCAACATCAATATCGCTACCTTCAACTCCAATGGCTTGCCATCTAGGTTTATTGGCTGTGGCGTAGAAGTTTAACATTTCTACTACAGGTAAGATTCGATTGATAGTGAAGGTGGGCATACCTTGTTCTTCTAATGAAATCCTCTCCTCATCAGTTAATTGATTATCATTTGAGAAATCAACACCTTTTTGATTAATATATTCCCATTGCGCTCTTTCAGCGCTATTGGCTTCATCAAAAACGTTATTAATTCTTTGTGCATTTTTATCAACTCTTTTTGCCATTTTATTTCCTTATTTTAACAATTCCATTTTTTAAGAGACTTATTTATTCTGCTATTTGGATCTCTTCTTTTTTTAGTTCCTGTTAGCTTTTTTTTCATTCCACTCATTCTTGCGCAAAATGATTTTCTTCTATTAGAAGCTTTACTACCTTTTTTTAATTTTGATGGCTTTGTTGTTACAGCAGTTTTTAATTTAGACCCAGGATTAGCTTTTCTATAAGATGCTACACCTTTTTTATTTAAACCTCCACTAGGATTTTTACCTGCTTTTCTTTGCCATGCTGGTGTTTTAGCCATTACTTCTTTTTGCCTTTCTTCCAACCAGACTTCATATTAGCATAAGCTTTCTTAGAAATGGTAGTATTTTTCTTAGAACGGCTAATACCTTTCTTCTTTCTTTTATTTATGTTTTTTACTAAAGACATTATACTCCTTCCTTATACTTGTTATTAGCAAGCATAAACTCACTTTTATTCCAGTGACTTGCTCCTCTAGGAGCTTTTGTATGTTTCTCATTCACCGAATGAGGTGTACCTTTAAATGGTCATATATGCATTCTTTGTTTCATTAATAACCTCTTTTCTTAGGACCTCTCATAATATTTCCCATAGTAGGTCTTCTCATAATTCTTGAACCACCTGAACCAGGTTTTCTCATACCACCCATACGTCTTATTCCTGGTGTACTAGGTGGAGCCATACCAGGCATCATTTTTCTTCTTCTTTTTAAACGTCTTGGATTATTTGTACCTATTCCAAACATCCTTTTATTTTTACCGTGCATACTATCTCCTTTTATTATGCTACTACCCAACTTTTGGCAGCAGGTTTATGTTTATACCAATCACCCGTTTTATTTTTTTTCATAGACTTGGGTGGATTAGCATATTTACATGCATATGCTAAAGCGTCTATAGTGTCATCATGTCCCATACGAGGACCAAATGTTAAAACTTCATGTTGCAATTCATAATGATCTTTTTTCATATATACACTTCTTATTGCAAATCTTTGTGCGAGGATTTCTTGAATCCTATCACGCTTCGACATCCTTGTACCAGGTTTTTCAGCGCAATGTTTAACGCTAAAGTCGTTTCTTCTACGCATTTCAGATACCAGCGATTGGAAAACCGGTTTGGACATAGTCGTATCCTCAACGACATATAAGGAAGGGTGATATATTTTGTTATAATCAAACATATAATCCACAATCCCTTTTTTACTTTCTCCAGGAATTCCCAAAACAGGAATAGACCTTTTTCTAACATAATCAAGTACATATACGTTATTGTTAGAATCAACGCCAACAAAAACGAGAACACTAAAATCGGTATCACGCCTAGTGCTGTCGGTAGCAGGATCAACCCCCGCAAAAACATTGATAGGAATTTCACCATCTTTATCTGTAACCAAATAAGAAATTTCCAATTCATCGTCATATTTATAACTTCCATCCCAATACTTTAAATGATCTCTTGTAAATATAGCATCATCTTTAGATTGAACTTCCATCATATACTCTTGATAAAACTTTTGTGGCTGTCCTGAATCTGTATAAAACTTTTTCTTTCTAGCCATTTCTTTTTCACCAAACCAACTAGGCCATAATGGAGTTCCATTTTCTTGTATAGCTTTATATGTTATAACATCCCAACTATACGATTCATTCTTCTTTTTAGCTTGCTCATGCCCAAGAAGAATATTTTGAATAAAGGCATCAAAGTGAACAGGCGTACCATTAATCCTAAGCCTTCCAGTACCAGGCTCAAGGGCAGGAAATACAACAGCTGTAACAAGATTACTGATTTTAGCACGAGACTCAGGCGTAACGGTATTATTTTCATCCTCAAAGTCATCCAATACGATAAGATCGTATCTTTTGTGGAGCTTTGCACCTCCTCTAATTCCTGATAGGTTGGATTTACTAATAAGTTTGCAACCATTTTTAAGCTCGATGTCATCTTCAGTCCATTTTCTCCCTTTAAGATTACCAAAATAATACAAAACTTTATCATTATATTCCAAATGATATTTTATATAGTCTAAATTTGGCACTGATATTTTAGACGATGCTGCTACCCATCCATAAAATAAAGGGTCTTTAGTAAAACAGAAATCATGCATTATATTACACTTAGTTAACACTGTTTTTCCATGACCTCTAGGTAAAATAATTGCAGTTTGCTTTTTACTTAAATCAGAAATTACATCTGCTACTTCATAATGGAAAAAAGGTGTCTCACTTCTCATAAAATCATCTGGCAAAAACAATTTACCAAAAGCAATCATGTCATTTTTAGCTAACTCTAATGCTTCTTCTTCTTTTGATACGTTATGTAAATTTATATTAGCCATTATTTTGGAACAATGTTAAAGTTTAATTTGTTTCTTAAATAAAAATCTATTTTTTCATGAGTAGGTAAGCCTCGTTTTATTTTACCTTCAAATAAACTTGATGTTATTATTGCGCCATCTTTATTTTTAAAGCCTTTTACTAACCATCCTTCATTTACCATGCCTGGTTTTATTTTTTTACTACTATTTTTACCATAATTAATAACAACATCTGTACCTTTTCCTAAAATACCTTCAAAAGGAAGCCAATTACCAGCAGATTTTGCAGAATGACCTCTTCCTGTTGATCGGTAGAATGGTTGAAATATAGTATTTCCAGAATCTAAATTTTTTATTTTTACAATAACAGCAGGCCTAGCATTAGAAACATCAGGAATTAAATCTACAAATCTTTCGGTATGACTTACTTGATATTTGGTAGTTTTACTAGCAGAAGGAACTGTAATTATTTCAGTATTAATATATCTAGAATTGTCTCCTAAAACTACTAGTTCTTTATTTTTTCTAGCAGATGCAGAAGATCCTTTTAATAAGCTTTTGCTGATAATTTTATTTGATCCTGCTAAATCTCCTATAATAGGGGCTGCTGCTAAAAGAGATAAAGATGCTTTAGCATAATTACCTTCTAGTAAATACATACTAGCATTTGCGACATCTGCTAATGGATTAATGTAACCTATACCGTCTAATACATTGTGAACTCCTTCTATACTTCCAGCATCTTCTGGTCTATTAGTATATTTGTTTACATAGTAATTAGCACTAGCTCCTGTAAAATCAGGATTACTCCAATCAATAGGTTCATTATCTTGAAAACTATTAATTATTTTTTCTTCAATTGCATTCATTTTAAATTTGAAATGTTAAAATTCTTTGCAGGAGTTGCTCCTACGTTATAAGTTTTATGTAAAAATTTAGAAGGAAGTCCTTCTGTAAATATAGTAGAAGGATATACATTGTCTAAAAATTCTAAGGATTTTTTATCTAAATATTCTCCCCCACTCATATTCCATCTATTGCCAGCAGCATTTCTTCCATGTTTAGTAACAAAACTTTTAGGAAGTTTAAACTCAAGCAGGAATCCGTTTTGGCCACCTCGCATAGCATATCTTAAAGCTTCCTCTTTAACATTTGTTGTAAATAACACCTTATTAATATCAACATTATTTGGTAAAGTAGATAACATACGTTGACCTGAAGTATTATAAACTCCATCAAAATAAATCCTGTTAACATTTGAGTATTTGTCGTTACTAGATACATAAGGTTTTATTCTTTTAGCATATGAAGAACTACCCCAATTTCCATAAATATTTTTTCCATCAACCATCTTGTTAATATCGTCAGTTCTAACACCTCTATATAAAGTAACGTATTCTTCTCCAAGACCTAAACCTTTTTTAAGAGCTTTGTACCCCTTTTTTAATTCCCCCATAAAAGGAATGACAGAAGCTATTGATAGTCCAGCCATTCCATATTCACCTCTTGCTAAAAATATAGCAGCATTAATAACATCTGCTGGAGGTGCTCCTACTCCTAAGTCACTTAACATATCCTGCAAGCCCTTTAAACTACCAGCATCTTCTGGTCTATTCACATATTTTTGCAAATAATACTCAGCACTAGCGCCTGTAAAATCGGGATTATTCCAATCAGTGCTACCATCTAACATTAAATCTATAATTTC